CGGCACCGTTGCGGCGACGGCATCTGTCGCGGGTCTGAAGCTCAACGAACTCGGCGCGATGATGTCAACCCTAACCCGTAATGGTATTAAGGCGTCTAATGCTACGGTTGCAATACAGGGCGTCCTTCAAGCGTTCTTGAAGCCTGCTGACGATGCGAAGAAAGCAGCGGAGGCATACGGGATAGAACTCTCGACAGAGACGCTTAGAACCGAAGGGCTTATCGGTGTGCTGAAACGTCTGCAAGGTGTGCGTGCGGAAGACCTTGCTAAGATGTTCCCGAACATCCGAGGGCTAAAAGGTATCGCGGCAGCGTTGCAAGATGTGACCGGCTTCGAGACTGACCTAGCCGGGCAGATGGAACGCACCGGCGAGGCTATGACGGCACAGGAAAAGGTCACTGCGACGCTTGCATTCCAGTGGAGTCAGATGAAAGAGCAGTTGAATAATGTCTGGAAGATGATCGGGGAGAAGTTGAAGCCGGTGTTCGTTAAATTCCTCGATTGGTTCATGGGCGAAATGCCAGCGATTACTGCGTGGATTGAAAGCACATTGATACCTATAATGAAGACAATGCTTCAGGTAACGGCGTGGGTTGTCAGAAGTATAATGACGCTGCTTAAGCCTGTGCTGTGGGTCATTACAAAGGTGACAGAAGGTCTTCAGGCAGTCGGGATTATGGATAAAACTAGCATCGGGGTCAACGGGGCGGAGCGAACACCGGGCATTCAAACGGTCTACGAGCCGGAAGAAGGCATGACAAGCAGACCGACGAGCAGCTACTCAGACACCCCGGCTCCAGCGGGTATTGCTCCGGCTCGAGCAGGGGGCCAACAGAAAACGTATGACAAAGAAGTCGCGGGGCGGCTTGACAAGTTGATAGACCTGTGGACGAACTCAGGCACAGACAGAACCTTAGACTACGGGCCAACGAGGGCATAGCATGGGTGCGAATGATGACAGGTGGATTAGCAGAGCATTCGAGACAACCGCTGGCGCAGATGGCAAGGTTGAATCGGAGGAGCGCGTATACGAAGTCACCGACGCGCAAGCTCTCGCGTGGCGGGACAAGATAGGCGACCAGCACCCCGACGATGATATGTCTGACTTGCGGATTACCCGTGTGGGAATCGGGCGGCATCTGCTTGGTAAGAATGCGAAGATCACTGTCATATATTCAACCGGTGGCGTGGAAGACCCGAATGATTATGAGTTGCGCATTAGCCCGGCTGGGAATAGAGACCGCAAGATATTCTATTGCCCGGAGGACCAGGAGCCGTTAGAGTTTGACGTTCCGGGGTCATTGCTTAATATAACCGCCACGAACTGGCGCACGTCCCTGCCTCTTGGAACTATTGTGCCGTGGACAAATTGCACGAACATGAACGCGCACAGGATTCAGGGCTACTTGTTCCCAGAGAATACACTGCTATTTCAAGGGGCACCGGGCGAACGGGTAGGGCAAGCTCGATGGCGCGTAACTTGGTCATGGCTCTATAACCCTGACGCATGGCAAGGGTTGTGTCGCACACACAAGAAGGTGATATACCTCTACCCACGCCAAAACATGACATCAGAGCTTGGCAAAATCGCGGAGAAATACGATGTCTAAAATCAGCCCAACGGGGCGCATGGTTGAGACGAACCCTACAGAGAGGGTTGCGCAGACGATTGATAAGACCTCGCGCCGGATATCCGGTGAAGGTCTGGCGGTTACAGACAGCCCGCATGGCACGGCGACGGGGCTGACGGAACTGCCGGTGCGTATGGTTCAGGTGGTGACAAACAAAACCGGCGGGATTTATTCGGTGAAGCAAATCAATCAGGGTGGCGACGACATGGAACGTCCTCTGTTTTGGGCCGAGCACGTCAACGGCGACGATGGCCTTGCAGTAGACACGAAGGGCTTTGCAGTCTACGGGACGGAGGGCCGGTGGGGTTTTTTTACTGAACAACGGCAGCTCGTGAGGTTTGCGGGGTCTTGTATGCTCGACAAAGCAAACGATGCTGCCCCGACCCCAGACGTCGTGTCTTTTACGAACACTGCGAACGCGGGGCCGGGTAACCCCTTGACTCCGGTTGCTGCATCAGAGCAGAGATTGGCTATCAAGTTTGACGCACCAGTAACCCCGGCGGGGGGTTCTACTTGGACTTTCCCGGTGGGGCTGCAAGACATAATAAAATGGGAAGTCCAGAATGACCCTACTAGCGCAGACCTTACATGGGGGGGTTACATCTGGTTTATCACCGTTGATTTTGATTACACGGGGGTTGGTTGCGCTACCTGGAACTCGCTTAACTGTGTATCGCAAGGGGTCGCTGGGTATCCATCAGCGGACACAATGGCCCCGGGTGATGCCGTTAGCGGATGGTATCATCACCAGACGAATGGAGATGGCTTAACTGGGAACTTGGTTCTACGACTCAAGACAGCACCCGCGACGGCGGGAGACAATCCACACGCCATAGCGATTAGAGAGCCGCTTACTGCGGATACAGAGGTCTTCGGCCTTATGGTGTATGCTGATGATTGGTCGGCTCCGGGAGGAGTGAATCTTATTTCTGCCAACCACACAACTACGTATACAGGCATAAGCCCTGACGGGCTTATCGGGGTGCATAGCGGTTAACCAGAGCTGAATCCTAAGAGGTGACACAATGGCAACACGAAGATGGGTAGGGACGGCGGGTTTGGCAGGCAGCTTTGCTGATGCGGCCAACTGGGACCCCGCGACGATTCCGGTAGCTAACGACGAGGTGTATTTCGATAGCGGCAGCGAAGACCTCGACCTAACGCTAGACCAGAGCGCAATCACTCTAGATATTCTCTGCATCACGGAAGGCTTCACCGGGAATATTGCCGATGGATTCAAGATCAATGCGACCAACTTCTACGAGCGGGGCAGCGAGGGTGAACACTACTTCGAGGGGACGTATACCACGGCCATCATCAACAACTCATCGCCAGAGGCAGACGGCGTGCACCTCGATGGGACCATTACGAACCTGTTATTGTTCAAGGGCAACGTGACTCTCGAAGCCGCGGCCACGGCGACCACAATACAATGCGGATATGCCGGCAATCAAGTCGGCGATGTGGACTTGACGATTGAAGTAGGCGCAACAGTTACAACCATCTGGCAAAACGGCGGGGATATTACTTGCGGGGCAGCGTGGACGAATCTGTATCTTGTGGCAGGCAGCTTCACGCATACGGACACGAACGCAACTAACATCTATGTATTCGACGGATCGTTTGACTACCAGGCTGCGGGGCATACGCTTACAAGCGCGGTCATCTATGGGGGGCGGTTTGACACAACTGGGCAATATGAAGCGTTGACAGTCACCGACCTCGAAATGTGGCCCGGCTCTGTCGTTGACTTGCGCAACCAGAGCAACACGGTTGTCATTACCAACGGAGTGTTGAAACACGGCGGGCGTCTGCTTGTCGAGGAAGGCACTAACTTAACATAGGGAGGAAGTGATGAGTAAGGTATTGGCGTTTCTCAAGGGCAAGAAAACATACGTGGTGGGCTTGCTGATTATCGTCGGTGTGATTCTCGAAATGCAGTTCGGCATCGAGATCCCGGAAGTCGCATACGTCGTGCTTGCCGGTCTCGGATTCGTAACTGTCCGCGCCGGCATTGCCGACATGAAAAAGAATCTACCCCCGGCGAAGAAATGATAAGCGTAATCCTCGAGCTTGCGTTGATCGTCTACAAGTGGTGGACGAACCCTAATCGAATGAAGCGCGAACTGATACGTGCAACGGAGGCTGCCCATGTTAAAGCCGTGGCTGCATTCTCAAAGAAAGTTGACGCGAAAGACGAGGACGGCGTTAATGCTGATATTGACGCTATGCTTGATCGTGTCGATAGGATGCACAACGACGCCGACTGAGCATGTCGTTATCATCGACAAGACGGAACGCATCGTGCATCTAGAGGATGGGGAGCTTGCCCCGTTTACCGGTTGGCTGATGGCTCCTGAACGTCTGAAGGAAATCTTCGATGCGCTGGACCGGAAGTATCCACCGACCCCTTGACCCCCGTTGATAGTACCGACGGGACCGACGCCCTGCGGCTTTCGAGTCGTGGGGCGTTCTTCAGTTCTGGCCCACCGTATATGCCCCATTTCCAGCGAATCGCAAACTTTCTCAAAAGAATGTGTAACCGTAACCCTTTGCCACACTACGGCTTATATCGTATCTACGAATCCGTGTTCAGAATTAGGTTCACATTAGCCGATAGTGGGGTATAGTTCTGGTAGATTCATTAAGCGATTCTCTTTCCAGGAGGGTGCGAACAATGACACAATCGACAGATACCGTAGCTATGCTGCACAATGCGAGGATAGCCCTAAGATTCTACCGTGAGCGTATGGCGGACTCCTGTCCGGGCGTAGACTACCCCCATCGGGAAGTTTACGGTTCGATAACACAAACCACATTTCAGGAGGATGTGACAATGGCGACATATATCATCTGTAAGTATGCTGATAATGGGTGTAATCAGGCGCATGGCATCGACGAGGATGAAATCTGCGGGGTGCGGTATTTCTGGGAGCTGTCCGGGGCTGATGGGGCGTGGTATCTGCTGTTCCGGGAGCCCAAGCACTCCGACGAAGATATTAGGCAGGCTAAAGAGGCGTTGAGGCGTTCGCAGGACGTTACAGGTATCGCGGTGTTCCGGATCACAGAGGCGGCTTTGCTTGACAGCGCACGCAAGGCGGAGGTGCCAGAATGATACGAGAGCTATTGAAATCGCTCGGTATGGGAATTGCGGTTGTGCTGGCCATCTTGGCCATTCCTGCGGGGGCGGTGTTGATTCTTGGGGCGGGGTTAATCGTGGCCGAGGGGCTGGCGTGGGCTTTCGGCATGACCGCAGAACAACACAATGCCACCCTAATCGTTTGCGTAGCGGCGCAGATGCTGGTCATGCTTACGATTGCTGGTTATATCACCCGAAAGGACTAGACAATGTGGCTACCTGAACCATCAGCAAGCAATTTTGCAATCGTGGGTTTGGCGTGCATCGTCATACCGTGGGCAATAGCGCAGTATTTACACTATCGTCGGAGGGTGAAATGATGGCGAAGTCAAAGACGAAACAGGTTGCGGTTGAGGTGCATGAGGCGAAGCTGGAGACGCTGAAGTTGACGGTTGTTGGGACATCGGCTCTGCTGGTGCATAACTTCTCGATGAAGGCTCGGGGGCAGATGCTTGCGAAACAGTGTAAGGTCACTTGGCCGAAAGAGGCGAAAGACCCGGTAGCGCAATTCAACGGGGCGACGTACTTCATCGACGCGGATGGACGAGAGATTCCAAACCCCGCAGATCTGTCCCTTGTCTACGAGGGGAAGGTCAAAGACTTCATCGACCTGTTCAACAAGCACGTTAAGACGATGGCTGGCAACAAGAAGGCCCGGTTTGGCTTCCCGAGTGTCGGACTCAAGGCGTGTGCAATCCGTGGCGCGAAGTCGTTGGGGCTGGTGATGGCCGATATGAAGGGCGCGATGTTCATTCCCCGCGAGTTTATCGAGATCAAGGGCAAGCGGGTCATGCGCTCGGATATGGTGCGAATTTCGCATAGCACCTCGGACATCCGGTTTCGCCCGGAGTTCCTGCCGTGGGAAATGAGCTTCGATGTGGTCTATAACACGGCCATCATCACGGCTGACCTCGTTGTCAATATGTTCAATGCAGGTGGCTTCAGTTGCGGTATTGGCGAATGGCGACCAGAGAAGGGCGGCAGTAAGGGCATGTTTGCAGTCAAGCGTAGCTAATTCTGGCAGGCACGGCATGTCGAGGACAGGTTAGGCACGTCCAGGCATGGTCGGGCAGGGCAGGTTTGGCCCCTCGGGGTCTGGATAGGCTAGGCCAGGTATGGCGTGGCAGGTAAGGTACGGCGGGGCGTGGTGCGGTCAGGTATGGTGGGGCTGGTTTGGTTTTACACATTTTCTCTTTGGAGGGTGGATAAGTGACGAACGCAGAACGACGTAGAGAGCTTGAGAAGATACGCAAGGCGCACGGAGGGCAACTGGTGCCGGCAGATGTTTTGTCGGTAGCAGAAAGCCCCAAACACCCGCTCCATGACGATTTCGAGTGGGATGATACAAAGGCGGCGCACCAACACCGGCTATGGCAAGCCCGACACATGATTAGCGTGGTCGTTATTTTCTCTGACACAGAGAGCGAAGAACCGACCCGGGCATACGTTAGCTTGCTTCAGGACAGAAAGACCGGCGGCGGGTATCGTGCCGCGGTCGAGGTAATGTGTGATGCAGGGATGCGCAACCAGCTACTTGCAGAGGCGGAGAAAGACATGGAGGGCTTCCAGGTGAAGTATCGGCGGCTTACAGAGCTTGCCGATGTGTTCAAGGCCATGCGGGTGGCCAAGCGCGCAAAGGCGGCAACGGCGGTAATGGGGCGGAGGATCTGATCGCCAGCGGGGGTGGCATATTAGATGTTCAAACTGTAAGGTTTTACTGTGACACCATGCTGTGACAGTTTAGCACTTAACTAGGGGTCTTATAATGGGGCGCAACAAGGGACCAGAATCATGCGGGAACTGCGGACGCGAGATCAATACACGGCTTGGCTGGAAATGCCCACGATGCGGATATGACAACATTCGCGGCCAGGAATTCGCTCGCAACATGAACGTCGGCAAGCACATGACAACCGCGCAATTCAGCGCATATTCCGACGCGGCAAGCGAAATGAACAGAGAAGCCAGTAGGGCGATTCTAAGCGGCCAATGGGATAACGCCTACTCGTTAGACGCATTAGCCGACGAAGACGCACAGGGGCCATTCTCGGACGATGTAGAGGACGTGGCGGCAGAGTTGACCTTGCAAGGCATGATGCGCCGATGAATCTTTGCAATCGGTTACGGATTTATGTTGACATTGCGCGATGGGTTGTTAGGGTTGGGACCAGCATTGTTCTTTGACATTTTGGGTGGGTGGGAAGCCCAGTGCCGCGCTGACGGAGTCGCCTAACCACATGGCGGTTACGCGGATATAAAGGCCTGAGGGGAACTAGACGAGTGGTCCTTGCGAGAAATTGCGAGTAGGTCTAGGGATGTGAAGGCAATAGCCCGTGTTCGGCGACCCACCACCCAGACATTAGCTCTCTCATGCGGCGTGCGACGCCGGGTAAGATTGTTCGCGGAGGAACGCGCATCGTGCAGAAGGGTGCGACCACGGCCTGAGTTATCCGGTCAAGAGCGTGTTCCATCAAAGAGGCAACGTGGCAGGGAGCCGAGTGGGAATCCGGCCATGAGGGAGCGACATTGACTGCCCCGTGCAGCGTGGTGAGACACGCCTAAGCAGTCTACGTGCGAGAGCCCTTCGAGAGTAGACTAGGGGGGAAGCCGGTATCGAATCCGGTCACGGGGTAGTCTTGACATTTTGATTTAGCGAGGATAGCCTTTTTGAGAGGACTAGAAATGTGTAGATTTGCCTCCGCGGTGTTTAACCCGAAAACAATGGAGGTTCGGGTTGCCGACCTAAGCTCGCACTCAGAAACCTATAAGAAGCTAGGTTTGGCAGACGGGCCAAAACCCAACCAATGGCGAGAGATGCACTACACATCTGATGGCGAGGTAGAATGTCGTGTCTTGGACGTGGACAGCCGGACCGCTCCCGAGTGTGTCGAGGCCATTACTGCTCGTTGGCCCTCATTTGTGCAATTTATTTCGTGGGCCATTAACAACCCGGAGAGCGTTGGCGGTTATCTCGATCTTGGAGGCCTCACTAGCGCCGAAGGTCTGAAGCTTCCGGAGAGCGTTGGCGGCTATCTCGATCTTAGCGGCCTCACTAGCGCCGAAGGTCTGAAGCTTCCGGAGAGCGTTGGCGGCTATCTCGATCTTAGCGGCCTCACTAGCGCCGAAGGTCTGAAGCTTCCGGAGAGCGTTGGCGACTATCTCGATCTTGGAGGCAGGTATTACGCAGTATCGCACGGGAAAATCGTGGAATAAGGGTTGCCGGTATCGAATCCGGTCACGGGGTAGTCTTGACATTAACCAAAAGGGGGCACAGATGCCGGAAGAGAAACCAGACGCGATGCTTCAATCGGACATGACAATGACGCAGGCTCGGCACACGGACTCGCCCATATTCGGCGGCATCGTGCTTGACAAGAGTCCGAAGCTTGGCCCGGTCGCGTTCTACAAGGTCGAATACACCGAACGCGAGACGGAAGAGCGCAAGGCCGGATACGTCGCGGTATTCATGCTATCCGGCACGATGCTTGCCAGTATCGATAACAAGGTTACGGAATGGATGGTGCCGGTTGCTCCGGTCTGGGAGCTTGCGGTTGACCCCAAGACGGGGCAGGCGTTTATCGAGACCGACGAAGAGTAGCGAACAGTGCCGGTATCCTGCCACGGCGGGGCGAACGAGGCTAACTGCCCACCGGCATATTTTAACGAAGGGAGAATAGCATGGCATTTGAGCTAAACAAGCAATTACAGGACAAGTTCAAGACTCACAAGGCGCGGGGGTTGACGCAGGCGGAATTGGCAGTCAGCGTGTTGCACGTCAACGTATCGACAGTCGGCAACTGGATGCGGGACGTTCACGAAATCACAGGGCTAGGCTATCGCGCCCCGGTGCATGAGTATGTCGCGGGGAAACGCGACGGTGCGGTTGACGCGATACTCGAAGCCAAGAAGGGAGGCTCAGCATGAGCGAACGCATTGAAGCACGATGTAGCTCACTCCCGCGCCTTTGGGAATGTCAAGGCGAACGATTCATTGACGCGCCTGAGATCAGAAGCAAGGGCGACGATACCGCATCAACCGGCAGCGCGGCGCATGAATACATGGCGCAATTTGTCGCCGACGAAACCCAACTCCCAAGCCTCGAAGAAATAGCAAGCCGATGGGGTGCAGACCTCGACGAACTGGAATACCTTACCGCGATGGGCAAGAAAGCATGGGCCACGCTGAAGGATTACGTTGACGACGATATGCCCATGACCGAGCACGCGATGTCGGCTTGCATGAACAACACGATCATGCTCACGGGGCATTTGGACGTAAGCGCGGTTGATGAAGCAAGGCGGCGCGGCCTCGTGGTTGATTGGTTCACTGGATACCTTGATGCAAATAAAGAACAGCAGATGCGAGGATACGCCTATATGGAAGTAATCAGCCACGACATCGACGAAGTGGTCGCGGCGGTTGTTCACTGTCGCCTACAGACGATTCAGACGTGGGTATGGTCCAAGAAGGAACTCGTTGACTGGTGGGAGGCGTTGTGCGACAAACTCCAGCACGCCGACGGCGCCCAGTTTCAGACCGGCAAGCATTGCACATACTGTCCGAAGTTTCTATCATGCCCAGCACAGATGCAGGTTGTGAGATTCGCGGCAAACGCACTCGCGGAGGTTGACGCTAAGATGGCGGTCATGTCTTCCGGCGAGAAAGTCGAACTCTATCAGGCAATGCAGACCATCGACAAGCGCATGAAGGCAGCGAAGGACATCTTGCGTGCCGAGCTTGACGCGACGGGCGAACCGATAACCGGCGACGGTTGGGAACTCGCGCTGAAGGAATCAGAGAAGACAACCATCGACGCGGCAAGCGGTTGGGCGATTCTCGCGGAGGCAGTCGGCGGGGCTGAGAACATGGCATCATGCGTCAAGGTTGGCAAGGGCGCGGTTGAGACGGCAATCAGAGCGCGAACAGACAAGGGCAAGAAGGCAGCGGTTGATTTCGTGATGGAACAACTTGACGCGGTTGGCGCGTTGACCACGAAGACCACACGTAGCTTGGCCCTTAAGAAAACGGAGGCGTGATATGCCCGAGAAAGCAAGCGAGGCGAAGGTCTACGAAATGGAGTGCGTCGGCAAGCGTGAGAATCTCGATACGATACTCGGCAGTAATACACTCTTGCAACGCATCAGCGACATCGGCGGCATCGAATCGGGCGAACACGCGAGGACCGTCCAGCGCGAGTGTCTGGGCCTCATGTTGACCGCGGCGACACGGCAACCCGACATCATGCGATGCAGTCCGGCCAGCATTGTTGACTGCGTGTTGAAGTCTGCGGAATTGGATCTCCCGCTATCGAACACACGCGGCTTGGCATACGTTGTGCCTTACGGAAAGTCGCTGACATTCATACCAGGCTATCGCGGCCTGTGCGAATTGGCGCGGCGTTCGGGGCTTATCACGATGATCGAGGCGCATGTTGCATATGAGAAAGACCCGGCGTTTGATGTGCTGCTCGGCACAGCCCCCGTGATAATCCACAAGCGACTGCTGAAGGGCGACCGTGGGGATGTCATAGGTGCTTACGCTGTGGCGACTTACGCCGACGGCAAACGGCAGGCGGACTATATGAGCATCGACGAACTCGACGTAATCAAGAACCGCAGCAAGGCGAAGGGTGGGCCGTGGAGGTCCGACCCCGACGAAATGCGAAAGAAGACAGTTACCCGCAGACTTTGCAAGTATCTCCCACAGACTAAGGCACTCGGCAAGGCGTTGGAGTATGACAACGAGGCAACCGGCATCGACGTGGGCGACATACCCGACACGGCTGGCAAGGCGGTAGCATTCGGCGACTTCGCAAGCGCACCGGCAGCAGACGAGCCACCGATAGACGATACCGACATCGACGCGGGTGATGATGTTCTGAGGTGTATCGACTGTGGCCTGCCTTTGAGTGGTGATGAGGGGCCTCGATGTGATGACTGCGAACGAGTCGAAATGGGACTTGGGAACAGAGGTGGCAAATGATACTCAAAGGCAATAAGGCGGTGTGGAAGAAAAGACACAAGGCCGGGCGCAAGATGCTCCTCGCCTTTTGGGACAGCATGCCCGTTGGTTCGCGCTGGGAGATAGTTGAGGAGACGGACATCATACAAAGCACGAGCGGGTATCGCGTCTTAAGCGACCCCGGCCCGAAGACAATCACTATCAGAGAACTGTGAGGTGGCAAATGAGTAAATCCGCCAAGCTGCATATGCAACTGCTGCTGACAACGATTCTGCTTATCGTCTCGCTGTGGTTCTCCGACGTTAGCTTTGCCACAGTCGGCGTGTTGGTGTTCGGTATGCTAGCGGGGCATATTGTGCGAGATATGGACCACGATAAAGAGAAGGAGGTTCAGGATGAGAATAGAGACAAAGTTTAGCCCGGGGAATACGGTGTTCTCCGTAAGTCGGGAGTCCGAGAAGGTTTGGGTAACGTGTTCGTTCTGCGGCGGCAAGGGGCAGATCACGGGTGCGGATAAGGTAGAACGCTCATGCCCTGAGTGCTATAACCGCAAGGGGGAGTACGAATACCAACCCCTAGCATGGCAAATCTTAAGTGATGGGAGTCTCACGATTGGGCAGGTGCGCGTGGAGATCACCGACACGATGACCACCGGCGATCCCGATACGAACTTCGACAACTATAAACCCAAGAAAGGCCGCAAGGAAACCTATATGTGCGTCGAGACTGGGGTGGGGTCTGGCTCAGTTCACGATGCCGAACACCTATTTGCAACCAGTGAGGAAGCGCAAGCCGATGCCGACAGGCGGAACAAGGGGGCCACCGATGAAGCAGTGGGAGATTGAAGGCCGCACGTTGCATACGTTCATCAACGATTGCGGGTTCGGGGTAATCGTCCCATTGACTGAGGCCGAGGCACAGATGCCGACGTTGATGGATCGGCTCCAAACCAACATGACAGAGGTGACAGAGCAAGGATGCACGCTGTGCGCATACGCCACCGGGTTCGAGGACATATCCACCGACGCGGCGCACTCAATCGACTTCACGCTTCGGGCGTTGTCCCGTGCGCTACGTGCCAACTGCGAGAACGCGCACGCCATGAGCATACGGTTCAGAAAGGAGAACGAGTGATGAGGACAGACGCTATAATCGATCCAGAGGTCGACCCGGTAATTTACATCAGAACCCCGTGGGGGGTGTTCCGGTTTTTATTAACGCGCACAGATTTTGAGGAAGCCCCGCCCAATATGGCGCACTCCATCCCGCGGTTGAGGGGCGGGTTCGATATTGATGTGCGCGAGATAGGCGTCACGATGCACGGGAAGACAGTTGGGGAACCCGTTCCCAAGAGAGATTTCAAGGAGAACCCCGATGCTTAATCACACCAAGTCATTCAGCATATACGGGACGCCCAAGACGGCTGGCAGCAAGAAGGGCTTCATCATGCCAGTCAAGGGCAAGCCGGGCAAGAACCGCGTCGTAATCACCGATGACTGCAAAGGCGGCAAGGCATGGCGCAAGATCATCGAGAAGTCAACCCTCGATGTGAAATGCACACCCGATGAAATGAAATCCGCAGTCGGCATGGTCATGGTGTTCTATCTCAGGCGTCCGAAGTCACACTATCGGTCAGGGCGGTTCAGCCACCTTTTAAGAGACGATGCGCCATCGGAGCATATTATACGGCCCGACGCATTGAAGCTCGCTAGAGCGGTCGAGGATGCGCTTACCGGCATCACGTGGAGGGACGATGCGCAGATCGTATCAGAGACAATCGAAAAGCGATTCGGCAAAGCCGAGGGGGTTCATGTAACCGTGTTCTACAGGGCGAATGCCAGCACCGATGGCGATGCCGAGTTTGCGGCAAACGCACCGGAAAGGGGGCAGTAATGGCAAGGCAACAAGAGAGTAAGTATTGTGTAGCGTGCAAGAGAAATACCCTGCACCAACGAGATGTCTTTGGCGGCGGGATGGGCTGCCTGCTGACTGTCGTAACGGGTGGGCTGTTTATCCCCATCTGGATAGTGCTCTACCTGCTGGGAGACCGCAAGAAGTATCGGTGCCAAGTCTGCGGTTTGTAAGTTTTCGCTTTACATCGGCGGTGGGTGATGTATAATATAGGTAGGTCATGCGAGGATGCTATGAGAAACCACACCAAAACCGAGCCGTTGCAGGGGAGATCACGCCTATTCCGCAAGGGATTAGCATCCTCCATGACCACCTGCAGCGGCTCTCTTTCTATTCCAAGCGGGGGCATCTATGGGCCGTAAGCAATACTGGCTAAAGCTCCTGTATCGAGACTTCCTCAGCGATGAGAAGATCAGGCTATGTTCAGCTGCGGCGCGGGGAATATACATCTCGCTATTGTGCCAAGCCGCATCGTCCCCGAAGCAAGGCTACCTGCTTTTGACCAAGAAGCGCAAGCCAACTTACGAGGAATTGGCGCACATTATCGGTGTAAACCCAGATGAATTAGTGAATAACTTGGACGGAACTCTCATTGAACTTGGCCTTATCTCTCGGACGCGGGGGGGGGTTCTCTACTTTAAGAATTGGCGTAAGTATCAGCGGGGCAGGACGTTAGAGCCAGACTGCGTTGGACCAAAAAGCGGCACTGCGTTGGACCACTTTTCGCCCCTAGAGGAAGACGAAGACGAAGAGGAAGAGAAAGAGAAGATAGAAACGAATAACGTCGTTACAAACTGCTCGTTTCAAGATGACAAATCTCTCCTCTACGTCGCAGACATTGAAGGGCAAGAAGAACAGGCGCGGCTGATGTGGGACTGGGTGAATGACTTCATTCCGGATCTTGATGTGACAGCGATGCAACGGTTCAAGGATATTCTGGGGTTCATCACAATTGGCCCGATGCAAATACTGGAGATCGGCAAGATGCGGAAGAATGCGAAAGTGGCTAAGAATCCGTCCTCATATGTGATGGCGGAATGTGAACGATTACTGGAACAGCACAGGAGGATATAGCGATGGACACCCAAACGATTAGCGAGGAGGCTACCGATGTCTGACAGGGTTGAACGAGTGATCCCATTCTCAAACGGTTGCCAGCACTCCACTTGGGAAGACAGAAACTGTGCGCGTTGTGCCAAGAGCGACCTGAATACCATCGATGGCAAGGGTTGCTGTGACGTGCTCGACGACATTGTGAATGCGTTCTGGACTGATGGCACGATGGACGCGGGGATGGCTAAACGCATGGGATACGAAGAGCCTGGACTGAAGTATACGTGGGACTGCCCCGAACGAAAAGATGTGACCGATGACAAATAACGACAAGGTTCCGGAAGGGCGCGTGTGGTTGTGCAGATATCCACCGAATATCTGGATATGGGTTTCGCTGGATAGGCCGCGTCAGTTGGGGAATATGTGGGCCTTTGACGAGGGGACAGCCACGGACGCTGTCGGGGCTGATGATAGCGATAAGGCTGTGCCAGAGGCCGCGTGGTGGATGAAGCATCTGCTAGGCGAGGCCATCCCGCTTGAGAACGAGGCGCGGCTGATTACTACGCATGAGCAAGAATACCAATGCCCTGTTTGCAAGAAGTGGCAGACGCGGGCGAGCATTTTCTGTGATCGGTGCAAGAGCGGTCTGGCGTTTGCCAAATCCCGCTGCCGGGTTATCGAGACAATTAACCTGGAGGAATCGAAATGAGCGAACGCGAAATAACCCACGATGATGTGCTAATCCGCAATGCCGAATTGGAGATTGAGCAGATGGAGGAAGCCGACCCCGTGCCGCTGACGGATGAACTGATTGAGATTTTGCGTGACGGGGAACCCTGCAAGGGTTCAACGTGGGGCTTGTTGTCGGTGAAAGACCCCGAATCTGGCATAACTGTCTCATTCGGCAGAGGTGTGATTCTCGCCACCATCGCCGCCGACCGCGCGAGGATTGCGGAGTCGAAAGACCTATTGCGCCGGTTGTTGTCAAAACTTTCGCACGAGAGGCGTGATTACAGCGGGGTGGGTTGGTGTGCCGGATGCGGAGCGGTGCTCTATTGCAGTGGGGATGACCAACCACGCGACCCATGTAAGTCGAATTGCGTGTTACAAGAGGCACTCCGCGCCGCCGAGAAAGGGGGATGTGATGAAGCTGTTTAGGAAGAAGCCGGTGATAGTAGAGGCGATGCGTTACGGCCATTGCACAGACGTTGACCTTTTGTGCTGGATTAGTAGTGGTGGGGTGCTGGTTGTGAGTGTGGTTGAGGGTGGAAAACGGTGGTTGGAGATACCGACCCTTGAGGGCCTAATGAAAGCACACGACGGCGATTGGATCATCAAGGGCGTGAAGGGGGAATTCTACCCCTGCAAGCCAGATATTTTTGCTCTGACCTACGAACCCGTACCAGAAGGGGAGGAGGCCGAACGTGAAGATTAAAGAGCTTGAGAAAATCGGGCAGGATGCTCGCAAGGGTGGACCGGGGGCGTGGTGCTCCCAAATGATTGCACATTTCCAACCCTTGCTCGAGGTGGCGAAGGCGGCTGACACCTTAGCATATTTTGTTAGGCACTTCGACATGGAGTGTGCCGCCGAAGACGTTTCGATGGGATGTTGGGAGGAGCTTGTGCAAGCGCAGTTAGATTTCGACGCCGCGCTCAAAGCCCTGGAGGAGACCAAATGAACAAAGCAGATATAGCGGAGATCGAGATGGCAGAGGAGGGGTTATGACCGACACGACAGGCGACGAAGCCAACAAGCGATACTACGCGGAAGGCTACGAGGATCACACGACAAGCGAATCCGAGCCGCTGTTCACGTGTAGCTGCGGGGGCGGGGTTTACGATGTCATAGTGTGCAAAGAGGCCGGATATGACCGGACGGCGATGATGTGCGATAACGATGAATGTTGATGGGCATACACCCCCGAGGCCCGAGACGGTCTGGCCACGCTGAGAGAGGGGATACGGCTCGCGGATGAATGGGACGAGGCCCGGAAACGATACCAGGCCGGTCTTAGATCGGTTCGGCCAATGGCGATGTTGTTCGGCCTTCACAATGCAATGCAGAGCAAGGCAATAGCATACCGCGACTGGAAGGATGCCCCCAATGTGGAAGCTGAGGCGGTGGCGAAAATCAAGGGAGGATAGGGATTGAAAAGGATCATTCGCGTATTCCCAAGCCGCACCAAACAGACACCCACCGACGAACTCGCATTTGTCGGGGATCCCCAGTTGTTCCGGCCAGAATCCGATGAAGTGCATGTCAGCGTGACATTCACATGGGATAAGCCTGAAGCGGAACGCCTTGTAGACGCATGGGGCAGGTATTACAAGACCGTCCGTATTGGTGGTCCAGCCTACGGGGATCCGGGAGGCGAATTTGTTGGTGGTCGCTACGTCAAAGAGGGCGTTACGTTCACGAGTCGTGGCTGCCCCAACAAGTGCAAAAGCTGCATGGTTCCGGGTCGGGAGGGCAAGCTACGCGAACTCAAAACGATTGTGCCGGGTAACACTGTTCAAGACAACAACCTGCTGGCCTGTTCGCGGGATCACTTCGAGCGGGTCTGCGACATGCTTGAGGGGCAACGCGATATTCAGTTTAGCGGGGGCTTTGAGGCCGCACGGCTCACAGACTGGCATGTTAAGCGGCTAATGCGACTGCGGGTCGGGCAGATGTTCTTGGCTTACGACCGACCGGAAGAACTAAAACCCGTGTTGCGTGCGATAGACCACTTGCGGTGGGCGGGGTTCAAGCAGAGGCAGATTCGATGCTTTGTTCTTGTGGGGCACACGCTAGAGGACACACCACAGGCGGCAGAGAATCGATTAAGCACGATATTCAATGCCGGGGCGTTGCCTTATGTGATGTTCTGGCGTGACGAAAATAGCAAGAAAGAGATACCGCAATCGTGGAAAAAGCTGGTTTGGCTCTGGTCTCGACCGGGGGCTACGATGTCGCACGGGAATAAACTACGGGCCGAGATGGCGAAAATCAAGGGAGGTGGATGATGGAAAAGTATCTGGAAAACTTGGCGAATGACTTACGTGCCAGGGCAAGTAGCTTGAAGGAAAGCGCACGGGCCATCTATCGCGAATCGGCAGAACTGACAATGATAGCCGACGCGATAGACTTCAAGGTGTTAACCGCGGCATGTGGCAATGAAGACGAACCGCCCGAAGAGCCGGAGGTATTCGGCAGTGGGAAAGGGGGCTGATATGAGCAAGAAAAAGACGGGCGTGCCGGCAGAATTGACAAGCGCACTGATATGGGAGTTGAAATTTCTGGAGGGTGCGGCAATGCACCTGAAACCCCTTGTGTCAATGGTAAACCGGCGGCTGGTAGTCGGGGGGTTTGCGGGTGGCCACTCCGAACGCGCCATCCGCCGGGCAATCGGCGAGGCAATCAAAGATGAGAACATCAGCGCGTGCATCGGCTCCGGGCAGGATGGGTATTACATCATCACGAATCTCGCCGGTCTGCGTGCGGCACAGAACGAACTAATATGCCGGGCCAACGAGCTACACGCGAGATCCGCGCAACTGGCAAAGAACTACATGAGATCGGAATCGGGCAAGGTGCAGACCAGACTATTCGGAGGGGGGAAGTGATTAACACAAGAGAAGACGCATACCGCGCCATAATCGAGAGCAAGGCGGCATCAACACATGAGTCGGGATTCGATGTAGACTTGGCGGCAACGCCCCTGTATGAATGGCAGCAGCGTATCGGAGAGTGGGCGACACGCAAGGGACGCTCGGCTATCTTCGCCGACTGCGGGTTAGGCAAGACTCCAATGCAGTTGGTGTGGGCTGATGAAGTAAGCCGCCGCGAGAATAAGCCGGTGTTGATTCTAGCCCCGCTTGCCGTGTCGGAGCAGACCGTGCGCGAAGGGAAGAAGTTCAATATCGAAGTTGACCACCGGCGCAACGAGGCATCAAACGTGCCGATTCAGATAACCAACTACGAACGCTTGCATCACTTCGACCCGGCAGATTTCACTGGTATCGTGCTTGATGAATCCTCAATCTTGAAGAACTATTCTGGCAGCACCCGGCAGATGATAATCGACTGGTCATCGGGTTTGCAGTATCGGCTGGCTTGCACGGCTACACCAGCACCGAATGACTACATGGAGATCGGGAATCATTCAGAGTTCCTCGGGGTGATGCGCCGCGTTGAAATGCTATCACGGTTCTTTGTGCATGACGGGGGGGATACTGCCCTTTGGCGGCTCAAGAAACACGCGCAGAGTGTATTCTGGAAGTGGATGGCTACGTGGTGCGTGGCATTAAGAACCCCATCGGATATTGGCTTTGACGATGATAGATTCAATTTGCCGCCGATGTTTACACAAGAGCATATCGTCGAGAACACCCACCACACAGGCTATCTATTCACGGTGGGGGGGCAGACGCTTCAGGAGCGACGGGCAGCCCGCCGCGGAAGCCTGAATGAGCGTGTCGGGCTTGCAGCAGAACTGGCGAACGCGAGCGATAAGCCGTTCCTGTGTTGGTGCAACCTGAACGCCGAGAGCAAGGCGCTGAAGAACGCGATACCAGATGCGGTCGAGGTCTGTGGGGCAGATAGCGAAGAGCACAAGATAGACGCGATGCTCGGATTCTCTGAGGGCAGATATCGTGTCCTGGTCACGAAGCCTTCGATATGCGGGTTCGGGATGAACTGGCAGCATTGCGCGGAGATGGCCTTTGTGGGGTTGTCTGATAGCTATGAGCAGTATTACCAAGCACTACGGAGATGCTGGCGACACGGGCAGCAGAACCCCGTCACGGCGCACATCATTATCAGCGAGGCCGAGGGTGCTGTCAGGGCCAACGTCCAACGCAAAGAGCGGCAGGCATCAGAGATGTTCGATGAACTTGTTAAGCATGTAACGATATACGACATGGGGAAGCGGATAACCAACACACTAATCGCGGGCAATACCAGAATGGAGGTTCCAGCATGGCTGAAGTAAATGTAATATCACAGGAAACCGGGGAAAACTGGGCATTATATCGAGGCGATTGCGTAGAGTCGATGGCGGGCATACCCGACGCAAGTGTGGGGTTGTCTGTGTTTTCTCCACCGTTTGCGGAATTGTATGTTTACAGCAACGACCCGAGAGACATGGGAAATAGCAAGAACTATGCAGAGTTCTTCGAGCAACTAGGATTCCTTGTCAGGCAACTGCGCCGGGTCATGCAGCCGGGCCGGTCAGTGGCATTTCATTGCATGGATATTCCCGCCATGAAAGAGCGTGATGGGTATATCGGCCTGAAGGATTTTCCCGGCGACCTTATACGGGCATTTCAGGCCGAGGGGTTCATCTACCACAGCCGACACGTCATATGGAAAGACCCGCTGATCGAAGCAACGCGCACGAAGGCACTCGGTCTGATGCACAAGCAACTATGCAAGGATTCGACAAAATGCAGATCGGGGCTGCCTGATTATCTAATCGCCATGCGGGCACCCGGCGCCAACGAGAACCCCGTGGCGCACGATAACGGCCTGACCACCTTTGCAGGCGAGAACGCACCCGAAGGGGCGGGGGTCAAGCGCAGCCACAACATCTGGCGACGATACGCAAGCCCCGTGTGGATGGACATCAACCAGTCAAACACGCTGAACAAGGCGCGAGCGCGGGGTGCTGAGGACGAAAAGCACATATGCCCCCTGCAGCTCGACGTGATAGAAAGGGCTATCGAGTTGTGGTCGAACCCCGGGGATGTGGTGCTGTCACCGTTCGCCGGTGTTGGCTCAGAGGGCTATCAGGCTGTCAGAATGGGGCGTCGGTTCATCGGCATGGAACTGAAAGACACATATTACGCCGAGGCAGTGCGCAATCTCAAAGCCGCAGAGAAGTCAGGACACCAGTCAGACCTATGGGGGACGGCATGATAGGATGCAGACACGGCAACGGGGGCGGTTGGTATTGGTTCAAGCGTCCTTTCAAGGGCGAAATGCAAGACGCCGCATGGTGCAGATTCTGCGGGACAATGAAGGTCAAGACCCCAAACGGGGCAGGGTTCACATACCGATACCCTGAGAGCGAGAAGGCCGCAATGGCAAGGGAGGGCGCATGATGTTCGACGTAGCAATTATACCAGCAAAAGGCGCGGAAGGTGACTCGGCACGGTGGACAATCGCATTCACGGCAACGAGCGTTGATTTGTATAAACTCGGACGCATAATCGAGAAGGCGAGGAAACGCGGCATGGTGTGTGATGAGGTAGTAGCACCGGCTACCGGCGACATTACGGTTACGATGAACCTTAATCAACTAATGGGAGGATGAACGATGACGGCTAAAGCGCAATACTCGATGATATGTGATCTGTGCGGGAAGACATTAACCGGCCCCTCCCGCGACGATGAACAGGAGGCTCGGGATGCCGCCATTAAGTGTGGTTGGCGAGGTGATGTGTCGGATGTGTCGGGTAGCATGGACATCTGCCCCAATTGCCAATCCGAATACGACATGGTGGTCGCTGCGCAAGGGAGGGCGCATGAATAAGCTATTCCCGACGATGCTGATTGTCCTAGACGTATGCGCGGCAATAGGTTACGTGCCGTGTGGGGATTGGCGCAAGGTGGTATATTGGCTGGCAGCAGCAGTATTGACAACGGTAATCACTTGGTAGGAGGCAAGCTATGAGATTCGAGATATACGAGGACAAGGCAGGGAAATGGCGATGGCGATTCAAGAGCAACGGGCGAATCATGGCCGATTCAGGGCAGGGGTATGCCAGCAAGGGGGGATGCCTGAAAGGGATAAACACGATGATACGCATATTGCGTTGGGAAGTTAGGAAGGGCACAGGCATAATAACCAGGGAAATCATTTGACATAGACATCTGCATCGGCTACAATATGGTATGGTTATCAAGGGGATGGACCTTCTTGTGTTGCTAAATAACACAGGGGAGGTCTGCCCCTATTTTTGTGTACCGGGCAATCTGAAGTGACATACCGGCTGTCGGTGGGAGATCGGTAGAGGATGGATAAAGGCAATGGGAGACTTCCCGAACAAGGCGACGCAGTTCAAACCAGGCAACAAGGGCGGCCCCAAAGGACTCACCAAAGCCCAGAAGATGGGGAAGATCATCGACATGGTGTTGGGCGTGCCGTGTGAGGACATAACGGCGATTGATGGCAAGACTAACTTCGCTGTGCTGCAAGAGAAGCTGCAGGAGGCGTTCAGGGAGAAGCCGATTGATTACTTGTTGAAGCTCTGGGGGCCGATTGCTGAGTTGACGAACAAGGCGCGAATCGAGATCGACGTGAGGCACAAGGCACCCTTGCAGATTAACTTCAATGGCATGGCGCCAGGCAAGGTGGTAGACGCTAAGCCTGACTCGGAATAGCGCAAATCTTCGTTCTAGGGCGTATCGGGCTGAGGGCCAAGTGAAAACACATAAAGTCAGCGCGACGCCTTAGAACGTGTTTAACGTGGGGTGAGTGATGAAGGTTGTAAACGGGGGCAGGCCGATGGATGATGACGCAATGGGGCCTGAAGAGTATCACGGGCCGTATTACGGTAATCAGTGCCCGGCAGGAGTGCGCTTGTGGGCCGCGGCATTGACCGGGGCATTGGCAGCTGTGGCGGCGTTGGGCGCGTTGGGGCTGTTCTGAGGGGGGTGGCATGACTAAATGCGAGTGCTGCGAGCAAGATGCCGACAGGCTATATCGGGTTGAACTCAGCAAGAGCAAGTGCTCGGGGGCGTTCAAGGTCTTCTGCGACATCCTGCAAGACAGCCCGAGCATCTGGATATGCGGCCAGTGCGAGTGCATCATCCGGGTAATGGCAAGCGTTGGCATGTTGACAATGAGCCGGATAGTGGCAAGTCATTCGGAAACCGGGGACATCCCCAGGTTTAAGGGTGGCAGGGGATCGACATGCCTCGGCGCGATAAGGCAGGCCGGCGGGGTCGCTATCGGCAGGGTAGAGGCTTGGCAATGACCTTAACGGAGGGAAGGACATGGGTAGAACGTGCGAAACCTGCAAGGTAGCGGCTGTCTGTGATATATGGGATGGGTTCCGACGGACCGTTTCGAGAACAAGAGAGATGCACCAGGCGTGGTTCCCAGACGCAGACACCACTCTTCGCGGCGTGCAAACAGAGATTGGGGGGGTTGTTGGTTCTCGGTGCGAGCTTTACACCGAGAGGGCGTAGATGACAATGGCACCCGAAGCGGTCGAGCCGATTGTCATAGACCTGCACCCTGGACAGACCAGAGCGATGCAATCGGAAGCGCGATACGTCGCTATGATCTGCGGCACTGGTGGGGGTAAGACATGGTTCGGGCCTTATTGGTGTTTGAATGAGATATGCAAGCACCCGGGCGGGTCGGGCATGATAGTCTCGCCGACGTATGATATGCTCGAAAGAGAAGCGCGGCAGCTGTTCTTCAACGCGGTTAAGGGCACAGAGTTTGAGGGCACGTTCCATGCGAGACAGAACAAATACACATGCCCCGATGGGACTGAGATATTCTTCAGAAGTGCCGACAAGCCGAATAGCCTCGAAGGTGGGCAGCGTGACTGGATATGGCTTGACGAGGCAGGGCAGTATAAGGTTGCCGCGTGGATTGCATTGCAGGCACGAGTCGGGTTCAAGCTCGGACGGGCCTTGTTCACCACAACGCCATACGCTCAGAACTGGCTTAAGAAAGAGATCGAAGACCGATGGAAAAAGGGCGATAAGGACTATGACGTTATTCGATTCGCGTCCATCGAGAACCCCCAGTATCCGAAAGAGGAGTTTGAACGAGCACGGCGAACACTACCGAAGGCTATCTTCGAGCGACGATACCTCGGCCTGTTCACAAAGCTTGCCGGGCTTGTATACCCGGACCTCGAAAACGCGCTGTGCAAACCTTTCGATATACCAGAAAGTTGGCAGCGCATCGGGGCCATCGACTTCGGTTTTCATTCCCCGTTCGTTGCACTGTCCGGGGCAATAGCACCTGATGGCGTATTGTTCCTTTACAACGAGTATTACACGCACCCGCACCTTGAGGGCGACAAGCTGTCCGAGGATCACGTTGACAAGCTGATAGCGCGGACTCGATACAAGTGTGACCCTGAAGACCCACAGCTTAGGGTCGACATGCAGGCTATCATCGACCGCCGGCGTGGCGAAGAGGGCGGTAAGCGGTTTAAGGGCATCCAGTTAGAGCAGGCCAAGAACCCAATTCAGAGCGGTATCGAGCTTGTGACGCAACGTATTAAGTCCGGGGGGCTGAAGATATTCAAGGGTAGTTGCCCGAACATGATGGATGAGGGTGAGCTGTATCGTTACCCCGGTGATGAGATGACACCCGAGAAGGGTGAGAAGCCGGTTGACAGTGACAACCACGCGCTCGATTGTCTGAGGTATATCATCTACGACCTGGACCATGAGAGCGACGAAGCGAAGCCAGCGTTCTGGCAGTTAGCATAGGAGCCGCGTATGGACACGCTCGTTGACGCTTGCGGGGTTATCGTCTTGGCGGCAATCGTGGTGTATCTAGGATGCATGGGGATTTGGCTTATTCGGAGGGGTAGGTGATGGGTGGGCCACTCATGGGGCATGATAGGGAACTGCTCGCATGGCTGAAGACTCTACTGGGCGATGATGCCGGGAACTTATGCCGGGTCATCATAGACATTCCAGTCAACGGCCTTGTAACGGTTTACACTGAGCAATACCCGGACAAGGATATACTGAGCGAACCAATCCCGCAGGCGATATTGCAAGCGGGTCTTTTAAGCGCAAAGGAGTTAGACAATGGGAAACCCAAAATACGTGAAGCCGTATGCCGCACCGTCGAAGGACAAGAAGATAGCGAAGAAAGACACCAAGAAGAAAGCGGCCAAGAAATAGGAGCATAGCATGGGGTTACTCAACTCTATCGCTGGGATGTTCGGTTACTCATGGGGGGATCCTTCTGTGGGTGGCAAGGCCGGAAGTCCAGCAGACGTTGACACGGCAGGCGCGTTTGGCGTCTGGCTTCAGCGTATAGCCGCTGGGATGGATAAGGGCAAGTCGGCGGCGAACTACAGCACGATGATGGATAGCTACACAAGCTACGTCTATGCCTGCGCAAGCCGTAATGCCAGTGCCGCGGCGAAGGTGCCCTTGCGGCTGTATGTCGCCAAGCCTACACGCGGCGCGCGGATGTCCGTGCCTACCATGTCTGTCGGCTATCACCGTGAGAAGCATCTACGAGGCAAGGCATCGTTGCGCAAATGGACGATGAAAGCCGAGCCGGGCGCGGTTGAGGAGGTCACAGAACACCCCCTGCTGCGATTGCTCGATATTGTCAATGACATCGAAGACCACTTTACCTTGTTCGAGTTGACGCACATCTGCGAGGAAATGACAGGTAACGGCTACTGGCATACCCCCAAGAACGGCCTCGGCCTACCGGAAGAGATTATCCCGATATTACCGCAATATATGTGGGCCTTGACCAATAAGGCTGGCACGCGGATTACTGGCTATCGATACAAGCGCGGCATGGTAAAGATCGATTACTCGGTTGATGACATTATCCATTTCCGATACCCGAATCCCCAGAGTCGCATATACGGGCTTGGGAAGTTCGCAGCGGCATCAGAGGCGTTCGACATCTTCAGTGGGTATAATGAATACGAGCGTGCGTTGCTCGATAATCAGGGTAGGCCCGATACGATACTGAGCACAAAGGGCAGCGTGGGTGAGGACGAACGCAAGCGCATGGCGAAAGCCTGGAAGAAACAATTCGGCGGGGCAAGCAAAGCCGGCGGTGTCTTCGTTGCAGAGGGCGGGCTGGAGCCTAAGCCAATGGCCTATCCTCCTAAGGACATGGCACCGCTCCAGAGTCGCAAGCTGTCAAGAGAAGAGATCGCCGCAGTGTTCGGTGTGCCTCTTTCCAAGCTCACGGTTGAGGCGGTGAATCTTGCAAATGCGGAGGCTGGTAACTACTCGCATCTTGCGGACACCGTAGAGCCGATGTTGCTAAGGAACGAGCAGACCTTGAACGCACGCTTGACCCCGCTTTATGGAGAGAATCTGTTCTTGGCGTATGATGATTGTGTCCCGGAGAATGTAGAGATAGCACTGAAAGAGCGCGGGGAGAACATCAAGAACGGTTACAGTTCGATTAACGAGGAACGAGAACAGGCTGGACGCGACCCGGCAGGGTGGGGCGATGAACCGATACTGCCGGTCAATGTTGCGCCTATCAGCATGTCGAGAGAGATCACACAGGACGCCCCGGTAGTGCCGGAAGCACCGAAGGCCGTAAAGCAGACAGCATGCGACCATGAGCACCCTGGCGAGAAGAGAGTCAACCCCCGAGCCGACGCTGATGAAGAGTTCCGGCGTCCGTATCGCAGGGATATGGAGATGGCGTTGCGTGATTTCTGGACAGAGCAGGAACGCGCCATACTTCGATTGCTCCGGAAGTCAAAGGCCCCGTCTGATGTATCCGAGATGGTGTCTATCGGGCTGAACACTTGGAATGAGAGATTCACGCAAGATGTTGGGCCGGTCTATAAGGCGTTGGCGTTTGCATCAGGCGAGCGTGAACTGAGCAAGCTGAACGTCACCGGTATTACGTTTGACGTAGAGACGCCGGAACTGTCGCGACACTTCGACGAATACGGCATGAAGCTGGCACATGGCGTCAATGAGAAGACCGCTAACGAACTCGGCGAGGCGATGAAGGCCGGTATAGCTGAAGGTGAGAACACCCGCGAATTGAGCAAACGCATACAAAAGGTATTTGCAAACAAGCGACTATGGGAAGCAACAACGATAGCCAGAACCGAGACATGCCGGGCGCAGATGTTTGCAGCCGAGCAGGGCATGATTCAATCCGGAGTTGTCAAGGCTAAGGTGTGGTCAGTCGCCGGTGCCCCGTGTCCGTGGTGTGACGAAATGGATGGGCGCGAGATTGCACTCGGCACCGCATATTTCAGCGAACTGGACAGCATGAACATAGAGACAGTCGGGGCAGACGGAGAACCCAAGACACGCACGCTATCCTTTGACTTCGGCGCGATTAACGGGCCACCGTTGCATCCGAATTGTCGATGCACTCTTATTGAGGTGATGAAATAATGAACGTGGAAATCGTAACAGAACGGATGCCGTTGGTTGAGATATACCCCGACGTGGCTAAGGCACTCGACAAGCCCGATGCGGAGTTCGTGCGGAAGTATTACGCCGGCAAGGCACCCGAACTTCAGAAAGACGAACGGTCGCTGATAGCCTACGTGACAACCGAGGACATCGACCGCGATATGGAAGTCATCTTGACTCGCGGGATTGACCTGAAGCATTTCAAGAAGAATCCCGTCGTGCTCTGGGGGCATGACTATGACGGCCTGCCGGTAGCGAAGGCCGACTGGATTAAGCGTGGCACCACCGGGGACAGTAACGCCCTGATAGCAAAGGCCACATTCGCAGAGCACGCACTGGCTGACGAGGTCTGGAATCTCTACAAGGGCGGGTTCTTGAAGGCGTTCAGTATTGGCTTCATCGTCACCAGCTACCGTGCGGCGAACAAGGATGAATTCGGTGACAAGACAGAAAGTGTGCGCGGCGTAATCGAGAAATGTCAGCTATTGGAGTTCTCGTGTGTAAACGTCCCGGCTAACCAGGCCGCATTAGTCGCGGCGGTTGCCAAGTCGCTTATCGTCCTGAGTGATGATACACAGAAGCAGTTGGGGTTAGAAGACCATGAAGCCGAGGAAGTCGCTGAGGATGCGGCTGATGATGTCACGGGCGGCGTCAAGGCAGACGATGACTTGATATGCAAGATGGA